GTCCACAAACTGCGGTGAACCGGAAAATGCTTCGGTGTAAGTATAGTCGGTGCTTTCTCCAGCATGACCCGCACATTCATCTATAAACGCCCCTGCATTTGTATCAGAAGTGTATGCGTATGCGGCACAGGCTATTTCCCTTGATGCGTTTGTCGCCTGGACATAAGCGCCCATTTGAGTGCCGGTGATCGTCCCGGCTTCGTTCAAAAACCACGATGCCTCTATGGTTGCTTCAATTAGTTGAGTATAGGAGCCTTTTGTATTGTCACCGAAAGCAAAGGTGTCACCTTTACCCATGATTTTAATCGGATAATCCGCGTTTCTTATCCAGGTGGTGTCCCCATGTATCCGCAAAAGGCCGATGCCGTCCATAACCGGAATCAATTCCATAGTGGCATCCATGCGGTTATTGCTGGCATCTATCCATTCAAACGGGTAAACAATGCCCACCTTGCCTGTGCGATACTTGCCGAATCCTCGTTTGGTGTGAAAAAGATTGTAGCCACCTACCTGACGCACATCTGCATATCCGGCACCACCGTCTATTTCCTCTTGCGTCAATGGGCGTATCTGTCGCCATTCAAGTCCCGGTGTGTATTTAACCGCAAGTGTAATGTGCGGGTCAGGTAGTGCCTGTTTACGAGCTACATCAATCTCAAGTTCAAGTACATTATCTGAATCGGGAAGCACATAGGCACGATAAGTGAAATCCCCAACGGTCATTTCAACCGTGCCGTCAGCAAAGTTTTCCACTTGCGTGGTGACGTTCATCAACTGGAACGCAAATTCCAGATGTATTTCACCATCCCATCGCCATATATCTATGTTAGGCAGAAATCCACTGAATACATCGTCACTACCGCCCACCCGAATAGAAGTTGCGGTGTCGGGATGTGTGCCGAGAGTGGTTACATACTCCCGTTTGTCACCATCTTTGAGGAGTGTTTTAGCCAATGACCCTTACACCTCTGTTATCTGCCAGGAAATGATATTTACCTACGTTCACGTACACTGACCAATCGCCTTCCTCCATCCATCGGCGAACACACAAATACGAGCAAAACCTTGTCTGACTGTCATATGCCGGAAACTCTCTTCCGCAGTGATCGCAATGGAATTTCTCATAGTATTTGTTGCCACTATTAGGCCAATTCATTTAACTCCAGCACCACCTGAAGTAACCGGCTCGGGTACAATCACCTCGACCTTCAACTCAGCACCTTCCGGCCAAACAGGCGCAAACCCCTCACCAGTCCCCAGGTTCACACTTACAGGTCCGTTTAGCAAAGTTTCGTTCCCCAGAGCGTCGAAAGCAGAAATCCAGAAGTAATGAAGGCCGGCAGGAAGATCAAATACGAAATTGTCCACCGGAGCCAGCTCGCCACCCTGGGCAATAATTGTACTGGCAAGAGCCTGACCTATTACCGGAGTGGTGTCGGTTATAGAACGATATATCTTGTATCCAGCGAGGTCGCCCTGCGGGTCGGTTGCCGCCACCCAGGTCAATCGGCACTGCCACGTCTGGGCAAAGACTGACGATACAAGAAACATACAAAACACAGTTATAAGCATCACAATTCTTTTCATTCACTTATCCTCCCGTGCTTTATGCAATCGTCCTGTAAACCCGCTTGCTATAGGTATACGTCAAAATCTTTCGCTGGACTGCCATCTCGGTAGCATCCAGTAGTTCGCTTTCCTCTTCTTGCGCCAGCGATTGCATATAAACTCCAGCGACGTTTAGATAATTATGATCGAGCACCGTCCGCACTTCAGTTACCAGATCCAGCAAGCCAAAGATTTGGGGATCGGTTCCCATTGCCGCTTTTTCTCCGGCTTGCAAGAGCTGGTAAATGCCGATGTGAAGTTCCATGTGTACGTTCCAGGCCCAATCCGAAATGCGTTCACGTTCTATGGAACCGTCTTTGATTCCGATGCAGGGAAATGCACTTGCTGATGGCACGACATCCAAACTCACGGCAATGTAAATATTGGCATCGTCCACATTGATAAGTTCTGGTGACGAGATGAGGGCATCCTTGGCCTTTTCCAAAAGTTCTTTGATGTCATGCTCTGCCAATGTCATTATTTCTTGCCTCTATATTCAGGAGTTTCGATATAGTCTCCCTTCAATTTGCGTCCTATAAGAGTGTCAAGAGAATTTAAAACTTTTATTTCATGCTTCTGCCAGACGGCTGCCATGATGTCACGCGGGGGAACCCTACCGATTGAAGTCGTCGGTTTCAAATGGACTCCGATACTGTGCAAGTATGCTTTTGCTCTCTCTGAATATTGCCAGTTATAGCCGTCGGCGCTTTTCTCGGCGATCTTTGTCGCCCATGAATAGCCGCCTGTGTCGGGAAACCCTATCATCGCCCTCAGGTTGCGTTTATCAACCCGGTAAACAATGGCCTTGAAAAGACCAGTGAGCGGATTTCTGACAGACCTTGCCTTGGCCCTGGCCCGTTTCCCTTTCGGCTGCTTGAACCTCGAATCGGATCGGTCGGATAAATAAGAGAGTTTGCGAAGTGAAAGACGCCCGGTTTTCAAATCGTTCATTGCGTCTTTTCTGAGTTGGAAGGATGTTTTTGAAAGGGCAAAGCTCACTGCTTTGCGTATCCGGTCCTGCTCGGCTTTCTCCCACTTGATGAGGTCGTGCCGAACTTTTAGTATGGCTGAGAACATCCATCCGTCCGTCCGTAGTTATTACAAGAGCCGTCTTTCAGAACGGGTGAGGCCCAGGAACCATTCATGTTCGCTCGGGCCTCCCCCGAGGATCTCAATTACCTGCCAGGTATCTCCGCCCATTGTTATCTGGTCGCCGATGTTGGGAGTCGTCAATTCACTTGTCCTGATCCGGATCTCCGCACGATCTCCAGGTGACTCCGTATTGAGACTCGCATCCTGATCCTGTCTGATGACAGTGACCGTGGAAGGACTACCCGTTCTGGGAGTATAGGTGGCAGACTCCGCAAATTCGCTTGCGTTGTAAAATACCTGGCTGAGATCTGAAACTATCTGGTCACTAAATGTCATTTCCTACCCTGACAGGAACCCGTCCAGCATCACCCTGAATTTACCGGTGAGATTGGCATCACCCGCAATGGTGCCGTAAACCAGTTTCGGGGTCGTTATGACCCTAATGGCAGTCGCAGCCGAGTTTACCGGAACGACATCTAGAAGTGCCGCCAGGGTAAACGATGCCTTACCTGTCACACCCAGGATATCAACGGCGCTATTGATGCCGAGTGACATCGTTGCGGCACCGGTGGCAGTGATGGCCGTCTCGACGAATATCATCCCATCCACGACCAGGCCGCCAACCGGAATTTTGCCGCCACGCAGGTCAACCGTGCCAACTGCGCCGCCTTCCTTGGCGAAATCATATTCGAACTCCCAGACGTATTTACGGGGTTCGATTCCCATTTTTAGTCCCATGACATCAACCTCCTATCGAATTTCAAGCAGTTACTTACACACCTGCGTTGTAAACCATTCCAGCCCAGTGGACGGCCTTGGCTGCGGCATCGATCCGGCATTTGTACTCGACGCCATCTACCGACCAGCCAGCTTTGGTCTCCAGGTAAGGTCTCCGGATGCCGTTCAGGAAGAACACGGTTACGGTTTTCCCCTTACGGGCCGTCAGATACCATGCAGTTACCGATGCGGTATCTAGCCGAGCATCGTAAATCCTGGTGAGCACGTCACCCGCGTAAGGATTGGCCCTGGTAGCGGCGAAAGCCTCGTCAGGAGTACCGGCGACTGCTTCTGCGGCATAACGCTCACTGCGGAAAAACACTTCCGCGACGCCTTTGATAGCCCACGGGCCGAGGAAATACTGCGGCCGGATATTCAACCTACGCAACCCGCGAAGGTCTTTCTGGACGCCCATCAGCTTTTCAGCCTCGCCGATGCTGGTCACATTCACGACGCCACCAGTCCCGACATTCGCATGGGTCGCATGGAACAGGAGCACACCGTCACCCATCGCGGCATTCGCTGTGAGGACTGCATACGGCAGGTCGCCAATCTTTCGGGCTGCCGATTCACCGTGAGCCGCAGGCACATCGGTCAGGGCATTGAGGTCGTCGTTGATGATCGCCTGTCTGGTGATGGCAAACAACTTTCCGTAGGTGGCGATCTGGTAAGTTTCCTTGGCCTCGGTGCGCTCGCCGTAGGTGTATTCCTGCTTCTCGTTGATCTCGTTGAGGTCGTCAGCCTCACTTGCCCTTACCAGGGTATGCGCCTTGAAGTCACTCACCTCGCCTACCCCGCACCACTGATCCCAGGTCTCTTCTGCGGTGTCAAACCCCACAAAGAGTGCTTTCCTGGCCGAATCAGCCAGGATATAGGGGAAATCAGACGAGGTCATCGCCCTGCCGACCATCTCCAGGATGTGACCGCCCGTGCGCCGGTTTGCCAGGCGGAGACATTCCCTTGCGATTTCCTTAAGTGAATACCCACGGAGATCCGTTGCGCCAGGTGCCGGGTTCTTTATCTCCTCCAGGTAGTCACTCATGCCGATAGCCCTCAGAAGGATGGCATCAGTGGCGGCTGCCCGGAACTTCTCGCTGGCATCCTGTCCCATCTGAAACCTCATCTGCGGCGCTTCGACCTTCAACTTTTGATCGAGGAGGTCTTGAGTCACCTCGGCGACTGAGAGGCCGCGCCTGATGTAATCCTGCGCCCGTTCTCCCATCCCGGTCCTGTCGCACCAGGCAGTGATCTCCATGCACCTCTGCTTCTCCTCTGCGGCCGCTTTGCGGATCATCTCGTCCGGATCGGCTTTTCTCTCGCCGGACTTTTCAGCTTCCTGGCTGGTCTTTTCCTCAGTTTTCTGAGGTGGTTCAGTTGTTTTCGTTTTCTGGATATCCATTCGCTGAAGAAACTCCCATGCTTCTTCGTCGGTTGCGTCCGGCTCCAGTCCCTTAGTCTCTAAAAATTCCCGTAGTTTCTGATCCATTACCTCTCCTCCCTTCGACCTGATTTTAGAATTGGGATCGACTCCAATCGGCGCAAGAGATGCCTCTTTTAGTTCCCATCTCGTAACGATCCGGAGCGGCCCCGAATACTTTTTCTTGCCTATGGTGGTCTCCTCGCCTCGTTTGAGCAAGGTGACGTTTTTCTCGTAATATCCCGCACTGACATCGGTAATATGACCCTCGCCGACCTTGGTGAATGCCGACTCGGACTCCTTAGAGAAATGCGCGGTCCCGACGACGGTTGAATCCTCCACCCTGAGATCGCGCACCGAGCCGAGGACGGCATCGATGTCGTACCGGTTGTGTGTATTGAGTAAGGGAATCGAGCCGGATCTGGGAAACAGGACGCCATTGGCAAGCAGGATCTCCTTTTCACCATACATGAATACGGGCGTCTCTGTCGAAATGGCTAGATCCACCGTCCTTGATTCGGCATCGAATGTCCTCGGGCTTGCCTGTAACGCTCGAAAACGCATTCTTTTAGACATCCCCATCCTCCATTAATGCGGCCGGGTTGTTGGCCGTTGACGTGCTTGGCTTTTTACTCTCCAGCTGTTTCTCCTCCTGCATCCTTTTGGCCTCGGCAATCTCCTCCAAAACTTCCTCGTAGTTCCTGCCGCGCCGGTTTGCCACCTCTTGAGGCGACATGAGCAGGCTGTCAATGCGGTCGATATCTGCCTTACCCTCTTTCAGTGGATCGATGGCCTCGAGACCTGGAGGCTGCCAGTAGCATTTGTAATAGAACCATGGATCGAATACAAAATTGGGCAGTTTTAACCGGCCGGTCATCACCGCAGATTCTAGGAAATCACGCTTTATTGGTTCGCAGAAATGTTTGACGTGCCTTTGCTGCATCGGCAAAAAATGCTTTTGCATATCGTTTCGCATTGCACGTATAGTCGTATAGTTCAGGTCGGTGTAATCGCCAGAAAGGATCTCGTAAGGCACGTTGATTGCCACGGAGATCAGGCGGATGACAAACTTGACGAAACTTTCAAACTGGCTGCCGCCCCGGTCGTGGTGTGCTATCGTCACAGACTCGCCTGGGTTGAGATATTCAATCAGTGCCGATTCGACCTCCTCGATCTTGCTCACTGTATCCGTTGCCGTTTCAGGATCGCTGGTTCTACCCGCCTGAAAGCTAGGTATGTCCGAGGTAGTGACAAAGGCAAGGTATCTGCTTGCAATCTTTGCCGCGTCGATCTCAGCGTCCATATAGTCGCCTAAATCGTGCGCGAGCATTACCGCAGTCACCAGCTCGGAAACTCCTCTCAACTGCGTTGGCCGTTTCAGTTCGTAACCGTGGATGACCTGTTCCGCAGGTATTCTCACCGACTGACCGTAGGAATCAGGATCAGTGAAGTGGTAGGCAATCACCTTGCCTGTTTTCTCATTGTGCTCGATGCCCATGTTTACCGGGTTGTTCAGATAACCCGACACGTTGAAATCAGTCAGCCAATCCGGCTCGTATATCTGATATGCCAGTGGAATGTAGCGGCTGCCGTTGTTCACCTGGCGTCTTACCAGAATAAACTCCCCGAGTTCGCATTCCTGCCTTTTTGCTAGGCGCATTAATTCGCTCAGATGCTGCTTCCCGGTGAAGTCAGCCTCGTCGCAGAAATACATCCAGGCATCACTGATCTTCTGGTTGAGTTTTTTGTTTAAAGATCCATCGATTTTGCGAACTCGGGGATAGTAGGTAATCTCGGGGCCAACGACGTAATCGACGATGATATCCGTCGCCCGTTTGAACGGTGGGAAGTTACGGACGAGATCCCGCACCCGGTTCCTGATAGTGACATTCTGATCGGCTAAAAGATCATTGACGCTCGTCCATGCAGGAAACCAATCACCTGCCTGCCTGAAAGTCTTTGCGGCTACATAGCGTTGATTGGCCTTGCGGTATGCAGTGCGTTTCAACTGTGCTTTTGGTGAGATAATCCCGACAATGTAATCGACCACTTTTTCGATAAGGCTCACCATCTCCCTCCACTGCCAGGTTTAGCGTAAGTCCTCGGGTAATACGACCCCGCCTCTTTGGCTGCCATCAGAGAAACCCATTCGTAGGCCAATCTGACTTCAGCCTCGCTGTTATAGGTGATTGATCTGCCACCGATGCTGTAAGATTTGACGTGCCAGTTTCGGGATGAGATAGCTTCTTCGAGTTTTGTTTTTTCGGCTGCCCAGGTAGTGAATGCCATAGACGGACCTCTTGCTGTTTAGTCCATCATAAGGCATGGTTTTGGAGGGAGTTTTTAAATTTGGGGTTTTTTTATAGTTTTTTGGTACTTTTTTGGTAGTTTTTTTATAGTTTTTTTATAGTTTTTTTTACTTGACAGATAAACGTAATGGTTCAAATGACTTAGCAAAATATCAACTGAACGAGCGTCGTTTTCTTGATTTTATTTTCTTATCCCACCAGGCATCGACCAAGGTTGTCGAGCTGATATAAATGCCCGTTTCCTCTTGCGTTTTCGTTGCCGGGAAGTCCTCCAGTTGTATCCAGGTCATAACCGTCGGGATAGAAAATCCGATGTATTTTGAGATCATGTCTATGCCCCTTAATTTTGCACCTGAATCGACCTCGACTTCTGCCTGTTTTTTGCCTTTTGGTTTTGCCATCACCACCTCCTGCGCCTGGATCGTTGTTTTCTTTGGTCTATTGCCTGTGCCTGTGCGCTTGTTGCCTTAGAAATCCAGAACTTTATCTGTGCGAAATCTGCCGCGGCCAGTGCGTAGACTTCAGCATCCCAGAGGTGGTTCGCCTTCTGACCGTGTACCTGCCAGACACCTTTGTCGTCCCTGTACTCAGCGCACATCTGGTTAAAATAGTCTCCCGTAGCTTCACCGTGCAGGTGAAATGCGCCGGGATCTTCCGGTG